CAAAGCAAATGACGGATATAAAATTAAGAGTAAGAGGTTATTAAAACAACTTCAGACTTATGTTCGGAAACGAGATAGATCTGGTAAGGACACTGGTAAAACTGAAGCTGAAGAAGGTGCGGGTAATTTTGATGATCTTGTAATCGCTACTGGTTTAGCATTGATTGGGACTAGTGATGCGTTTCTTGTTGATGCTGGTAATTTAATGCCATTTGGTGGTGACGGTGGTGAATTTAAGAGTCAAGTTGGTCCGACTATTTTTTCTGATAATACTGCTATTATCTCTCAAAAGCAGTATGTGGAAAAAGGTGGCTCATCATTATTAATGCCGATGGCGCTTGCTCCTGATGAAGTTCCGGAAATGTCCGCTCAGAGAGAACTTGATTCTTATACATTACAATTAGGTGGTATACCAATGGGTACAGAAGGCCCGATAGTAACACCTAAAAATTATTTTTATGAGCGAAAATGATCACGAGTGGTAAAATCACGTACTGCTGAATTTCCATAGTGCCAAATATTTTTGTTAGGAATGAAAAGAGCTTTATTTCTGGCAGCACAATGATACCATATCGCATGCCCAGTATCCCACGCTGAATTAAATCGATATCCTGGTCCAATTATTTTCGGGTCCGAATAATGATCTCTATGCTGAAATACAAATGATTTTGATATTGTTGGTTTTATCAAAATAGTGCAAGCATAAATTCCTAAAGGCAATTTTGTATCAAGACCTGATTTATGGCCTACTTTAAATGATGACACCATCCAATATCCATGTTTTATTGCGTCAATGTGCTCATGATACCAATTATCATTTCTGAAAAAACAATCTGGTTCGATATGTGTCATTGTGCTTATGTTATTATCGATGCACCATTTTCTGGCTAAATCAATCCCAGCCCCGTGGGTTAGATCTCTTGTTTGTGGTTCGAGTACTTTAATAAATCTATTTGCATTTTCTTTTATCCATTTGTTTTCTTCTGTTATATCATGTAAGAACATTTCTTTTGTATAATCTTTAATCGTAACCTTCTTTGAAACTGTTGATTTTTGCTGTGTGGTTTTTGATTGTCTTTGCTGTATGGTTTTTGGAAGGTTATAAAAGAGTTGTTCGCCTGGTCTTGGATTATTATTAACTAACAAAATGCTTTTGGTTGGGAATGTGTCCCATAAATCTTCTACCAAGTGTTGTAACCATTTATTGGTATGAAACGCTATGACAACAAATGTACTGTCAAAATCGAAATGTAACATGATTCGGTAAATATATAATTAAAGGGTCGGTATGGTAAGAATATGAGGAAATTATGCCTTCTAATTGGTTAGTTTTTGACAGAATTCGGGCGCTGACTCGTCAGCATAATATTTACCAAGCTGAGAGAGTCTATCAAGATCAAAGTGCTCTTGATAGATTAACTTCTGGTGGTGAGTTTCTTGATTTTAATTCTCAAGCGGCTATCCTTGACCAGACTAATTTACAAATTAATAGATTAGAGAGATATAAAGATTATGAACAAATGGATCAGACGGGTGAAATAAGTCTTGCTTTAGATTTATTCCATTACTCGATGGTTCTTGTCCAACAATTGCAGAATTAGCATCTAAAGGAATAGACCACGAATTTTGGGTATATTCCTATGATGTTAAAAATGCGAGATATATTCCTGCGAAGGCACGAGGCGCTCGTGTATCTGGTAGGAATGTGAAAGTGGTTAAAGTGACACTTGATGATGGTTCTGCTATTCGATGTACTGACGATCATTTATTTTTATTAAACAACGGTGAATTTATTATGGCCGGGGATTTGAAACCTGGTGATAGCTTGAAACCATTGTATAAGAAAAAGAAGTATCGCAGTAAGAATGGACGGACTTTATTTGATAAAATTCCATATCCTACTGCCACTGGTTATGAATTTTTGTTTACTGGTAAGAATTATCAAAGTACACATAGATGGGTATATCATTCATTAAATGATGATCAACCAGAAGTGGTACATCATGCTAATTATAATAGTTTAGATAATTCTCCGGATAATCTTGATGGATTGACCATTAATGAACACAAAGAAATCCATTGCAGACTTGGTATAGATAATCCTAGCTTCAATCCGATAAGATTAGATGAAATTCGTTTAATTGTTAGCGATTGGCATGGACCAATGACTAAAGCATTGGTATGCCAATGCTGCGATATAGGTGACAGAGCTCTTGATCGAGTTTTGTGTGAGAAAGGTTTAAAATGGTCGGAATTCAAGAATAATTATCATAGATGCTCTTGTTGCGATGAGAAAATAAGCAATGGGTGGGTTTGTAAGGAATGTAGAAAGAAATATCAGCATGACTATCACCAGTCGAAGAAAGATGATAGTGCTTATTGCCATAAGCGATTAAATAGTAAAAGACAATCATATAAAACAGTAACAGAGAAAATTTGTCGATATTGTGAAGTATCGAAATCTATTTCGGAGTTTCAAAAGAATGAGTGTGCTTATAGCCCATACTGTAACGAATGTAGACCAATTGTTGTGCAGGGACGATATCTGCAGAAGTCATTTCAAAATCATAAAGTAATATCTGTAGAACCTTGTGGAGTAGTTGATGAAGTTTATGATATAGAAGTACCTCAGTACCATTGTTTCGCTGCTGGTGACAAAGACTCTTGGGTGATAGTTCATAATAGTTTGGTCGATCCAGAGCGTAAGCATACATTAGTTATTAGGGCTAGGAATCGGCGACTAAAGAAAGAGTTGGAAGATTTATTCTTTGACACTCTTCTTTGGGATAATTATTGATTTATGCAAATATGGCGATTTACCGTTTGAAGTTCAACCGACGACGTCTCGTGATGGTGTGGCGTCGGTACGTTTTATGAATGTTTATAATTTTACCAGGATCGAGACTAGGTTTGGAGATCTTGTCGGATTCTTTTATCAGGATGCACTTTACCCTGAACCACAATTTATGCATCCTTGGCAGGTAATGCATCTGCGGTTAACGAGTTTTGAAAATATTTATCATCCGTATGGACGAAGTATAATCGATGGTGGTAGGAAAGCATTTAAACAGTTGCGATTGATGGAAGACGCAGCTTTGATTTATAGAATTACTCGTGCCCCTGAGAAACGTAAATTCACGATTCCTGTTGGACTTATTCCACCAAAAGAAGTTCCTGAATATATGCAAATGATTGCTAGGAATTTTAAGAGACAGAGGTTTTATAATCCAACGACAGGTACTTTTGATGAGAGATATTCTCCTCTTATTCAGGAAGATGATTTCTTTTTACCTCGGAGACCTGATGGTACTGGTCCTGATGTAGATGTGTTGCCTGGTGCTGAGAATCTTGATCAAATAGCTGATATTGAATACTTCAAGAAGAAAATGATAGCACCAACTAAGATCCCGTTTGCTAGAGTTGGGATTGGTGAGGGTTCTGGTGAAGCGAGTGAGAAATCATTATCTCAATCGCATTCTGAATTTGCTAAAGCAGTGCAGTGGGTTCAAAGAGAAGTTTCGACTGGCCTTACGAAGGTAGCTATTATTCATTTAGCGTTAAAGGGATATAGTGTTGAGGATTTGAAGGGTTTTGAAATAGCTCTTACTGCTACTTCAGCGATGGAAGAATTATATCGTATAGAGACATGGCAAACTAGGGTTGGTGTTATGGCTGACCTTAAGGATCTTGGTTGGTTTCCAAAAGAATGGATTGTTACACATTTTACTGATTTGTCTCCGGATGAAATCGAAGAATTGAAAGAAATGGAAGGCGAAGAAGGTCAGGGTGGTTCTGGTGGTGGAGGGATGCCTGGTGGTGGTTTAGATATGGATCCAGAAATGGCTGATGGTGAGGATTTAGAAGGGGATGATGGGCTCGATGTTGATGGTGAGGATGGAGGAGAAGGTTTAGAGCCTGCTGCTGAGGAAGAGAGTTTGCCAATTGAAGGATATGATAGGAATGCTGAGAAGCGTTTACTTAAGCAAATGAAGAAAAATAGGAATATAACTGAAACCATGGCTTATGTTCGTAAATGGGCTGATAGATTAGGTAAATCTACTGATCCCGATCCAAGAGAGTTTGCCAGTGGTTATTCTAATTTGTTGGAGAATAAAGAATTTGATGGGCTTAGCAAAACTTCGCCTAGTTCTAATATAGCTGGTGAGATTTATAATCCAAATCATGATAAAGGTGTGCTGGTAGAATGGTCTATTGATGAAGATGAACGTGATCAGACTATCGAGGAGGTTTATAATGTGATCACTGCTGGTTCTGAAGGATCGATAGAGGTATCTGATGAGATTACTGAAAGCGATCTTCCAACGACAACAGTGAGCAATCTATAGTTGCTCAATCAAAATTACCCATAGCATACACTTTAGCTAGCTTATACGTTTCCGAGGGAGTATCAAGAATGGCTTCAAATCAGAAAACAACGACTACCCCTATTACCATGGATAGTCGAAAATTTCTGGGGGCTTTAAACAATTCGGCTCAAGCAAAAGTGGCCTTTTTTGAAGGTCGCGTCCGGGATATGGGTCGTAAAGGTGGTAAAAATTGGCGACTGGCAGCCCTCAGAGCCAATGATTTGTTTATTGAAGATGTCGATAGCAACATTTTTTATGTTGCAAAGCATTCAACATCCTCAGGTAATGTGTCTATCGAAAATATTCGACAGATCCAAATAAAAGAAGGTGAAAAACAACACATCTTCGGTGAAGCATGCCTGAAATTAGTTGGAGCGATCGAAGAAAATAATCAACGTGGAATGTTGTCGTCCTTCAATAAAATGAAGAGCCACAAATTCTCCGGTCGATCTGTCCCATATTCTGGTCTTGTTAAAGGCAAGGATAATATTGTACGTCGAGTACAAGTCGCGACAGATTTATCATTAACTGAAGACGTACGTGGTCGCCTTATTGGTGCCATTGTTGAAGGTCTACGAGATCAAGTGCTGGTTGAAAATGGTCAGGTTGTATCGGCCAGATTCAACGATGGTGCACCGATCAAATTGCCAGTTACAAAATGGGCCGCCAGAAAACTCGTCGCGAAGAAAATGCTCAATGTAGCTGAAAATGCATATTGGTCTGAAGGCTTTCAAAAACGAATTGTTGGGATTGCTAATTTTATCGCTGAAGGTAAAATCGAAGAAGCAGTTGCCAGCATTACTCCATTCTTAGATGAGATGGAAGAATTTACTCTTCTATCGCGTTCTAAAACCCAAATAGTAGTTGAAAATGCTCTTGCAGCGAATGCAGTATTTAATCAACAATTATGCGATGATTCGGCTACTTTATTCCATCGTACCAATCTACGTGTAAACCGTAGAAAAATCCTGGATGAATGGAAGAATATTGCTCGCCGTGCTGAACACGCTACTTTAGCGGAAAATGTGCATATTCTATCTGAATCGAAGAATTTCGAAGCAGCCTATGATAAATTCCTCGAATTAATTTTCGAAGCAATTTCTAATAGAGAAGTAGCCGCTGAAGCATTGGCTACAACTCTGGAAGTTTTGAAAAACAAAACACCGAAAATCAGAGAATCTCATGATCTATCTAGTAAATTGGATAGTTTGATTGTTCGTCTGAAGGGTCGTAATTTGGATGATGCTGCAATTTACGAAGCAGAAGATCTTATTGCAACGATTCAAGAAGAATTAGCAGCTACTGAGACCCTAGGCGATTTTGATCAAATGCCAGGTGGTGATAGTGAAGCAGGTATGCTTGACGATCTTGAAGCTGATCCGATGGGCGGAGCTGAAGCCGAAGGTGGTGCTCCAGTAATCAATATTAATTCACCATTGATCCAAATTGGTGGTAGCAGCAGCGGTGGAGGTGAGGAAGAAGAATTACTCCCAGAACCGGAAGCAGAACCAGAACTTCCCGAAGAGGAATTAGGTCTTGGAGGTGAAGAAGAGGACTTGGGTGGTGCAGGTGGTGGGCAAGATGAACTTGCTGCATTGCTTGGTGGAGCTGGTGGCGATGAGGGATTGGGTCTTGAAGGAACACGAAAAAGAGGTAAAACCGTTAGAGAATCTCGTCCGAAACATTATGAAATGAAGGATGAGGAAGACGACGATAATGCCGGTTGTGAAGATGAAGAAGAGGATTGCATGGAGAGCACTGATCCGTATGCTATAAAGAATGCGGTGGCTGGACCTTCCGAATCTATGATGAATTATGGTGCTCCTGTTATTAGCGACCATACCGAACTTCAACGAATTGTGAATATCATGGCTAATCTGGCCAGGGAACACAAATTGGTTGGAGAAGGTCTTGCCCGCAATTTGGAATCCTTAGCAGAAGCTAGTATTAAGGCGACTGGGCTTCGGATACCTGATGGTCGGATGGGTGCCGCTATGAGCCAGGCAATGACATTGTTTAGCGAATCCTTTGATTTTGACAAGATAAAGAAGGATGGAGATACTGAGAATACAAAAAGCACAAAACCTTGGGAAGACGACGACGACGAAGAAGATGACGAAGACGAAGAAGTAGCCGAAGATCAATTTAAAGGCCCAAGAATTCGTGGCCGTGGTTTCCGTAAAACTTCTTACGCTCCGAAAGAACTCAAGAATGAGTCGATTCAATGGGGCGAAACTCAAGAAGACGCAATGGGTGGTGCCCTTGGTGATGTCGAGTTTATTTTCGACCATGGTGGTGCCAACGAAAATATGAGGCCAGTAATCCTCAGCTCTGATGGTAGCGTTGAAATCCCACTTCCTGAACAATTATATGAAGACGCTTTCGCCGCTGCCAAAATGTCTAATGATGGTAATCCGAAAAAATTTGTGCGATGGTTAGCCGAACACGCTGAGCAACTTCGTCCGATTTCGGATTCTGAAGATAGCGCATTACGTGAAGCCGTTGCTACGATCACTACCTCGCCCGATGGTGGAATTTCTGTCGAAGTCTCTGACGATGTTGATGTTGGAGAAAACGGTGAAATGGGCATGGATGATGAAATGGGCATGGATGATGAAATGGGCATGGATGATGAAATGGGCATGGATGGCGAAGGGATGGAACCGGTCGACGCTGTAGCCGGAGGCATGGATGATGAAATGGGCGGCGAGGAAATGGGCGGCGAGGAAATGGGCGGCGAGGAAATGGGCGGCGAAGAAATGGGCGGCGAGGAAATGCCCGATTTCGAAGGAGGAGCACAGCAACCACAACAAGGTGCTCCACAACAACCACAACAAGGTGCCCCACAGCAACCACAACAAGGTGCCCCACAGCAACCACAACAGGATGATGAAGAACCTCATTTTGAAGATAAGGACCTTACGGAACCATCATCTTCAAAATATACGAAGCATGTTAAGGATAATATGAGGGATCAACCTGAGCATAAGCTAACTAAAAAGACTGATGACAATCTTGACAGCATTGGTCCTGATCTGAAAACGGATGATGGTTCAGGCACAAAACCACCAACTGCTAAGAAAATGTCACAGAAATAATTTGGAGAAGGTTATGCTTCCAAGCAGAGTGAATAAATCTTATATTAATAGAGGACTTATTGCTGAAACTGGTCAGATTCCGACCGGTCTCAGGCTTCTTCAGGATACTTTTCCCTTTGAGATAATCGAAACAAAAAATGCGATTATCGAAGGGAAAGATGGTAAAGAACAACCAATTCTTCGTGTAACTGGTCTGTTTCAGATGGGTGATCGCGAAAACGCAAATGGTAGGTACTATCCTACAAGTGATGTATTGGGGCCAGCTGTTGGTCAAATCCAAGAAGAAATCGGTGGACGAGCTGTTATGGGTGAATTCGATCACCCAGCGGATGCTAAAATCCACTTAGATCGTGTAAGTCATCTTATTACCAAAATTTGGATGGATGGTCGTAAGGTTTATGGTGAGGCAGAAGTGCTTCATAATTTACCTTGCGGAGCCTGTTTGAGAGGTCTTTTCGAACATAAAGTCCGAGTTGGAATATCCTCGCGTGGTGTTGGCGATATGGAAGTCACAGAACACGATGGACATGAAGTCCATAGAGTTATGCCAGGATATTCTTTTGTCACTTGGGATGCTGTTGCTGAACCTTCTGTTAATGGTGCTATTCTTAATATTCAGGAAGGTCTGAATAGAAGGATTAGACCGATGCAGAAATCTCGTCCGAAATTTTCGAAAGTAACATACGAAAAGATGTTAGTTAAGGAAATTAATAGTTTCTTTAACTTAAAGTGATCAGGAATTAAGTTTTACGCAAAAATAAATATAACACGGCAATCGTGAGGAGTTACAATGGATAAGATCAAAAAGCTGCTTGCAAAAGCAGGAGTTAGTGCGGAATTGGCAACCCAAATTGCTGAATCCCTCACCAAATATCAATCGACTCTTCGCGAGCAATTCGAAAAGGAATACGCTCAGAAAGTGAGTCAAGTCAAACAAGTCTGCATTGACGAGACAGAAACTCACAAGAGAGAACTGGCACGCCGTGTGCAAATCTTCTGCGAGACCAAGGGAGCTGCAATCGAAGCACATCTCGCCAAACAAGCGGCCATTAGCGAATCCGACGCTCTAGCCAAGTTGACCAATATTCGAGCATCGCTCGAAGGGGTTAGACTTTCTGGGGGGCAAAACGGTAAAGCTACAGCCGGGTTGGAGAAAAAGCTCAAGCTTGCGGTCGAGCAACGTCAAAGAGCCGTTGAAACTGCCAACCGGCAGACAGCAATCGCTGAGAAGGCTCTCAAAAAGAACCGACAACTCGTTACCGAGAACACCAAGTTCAAAGAACGAGGAACACTCAGCGAAGGCAAGAGGCCAAAAAGAAAAACAAGGAAGCAACGGCTAGATACTAAAAGACAGAGAAAATCCGTCCCAGTATCAACGAGGCCGACACTAGTTGAAAGTCAAGACCGACGCATCCCAACCAAATCCAAGCAGTCACACGTAACCGGCACTGGATCAGGTTTTGGAGTCGCCGACATCGCCCACACAATGGACGAAGACTTGATTTAACCAAAACTGACTTTTTCCAATCCTGGAGTTTATAATGCTACCAACAAGACAAAAATCCCGCTTTGCCAGAACTGGTCGCCGACAACAACTCGTAGAAGGCCGCCAAACCAGAGGACGCCGACCAATCACCGAAGAAACTGATCTTCACAAAGCATCAGTTATCCACGAAGCTAAGAAAAACCAGCTCGTGCGAAAATGGTCCCCAGTCCTAGGCAAATGCCGCGAAGTACCGCAGCAAAAATTCGGCCTCATGGCCGCAATCCTGGAAAACCAGTATAACGCCTGGAATCCAGAAAATAGGTCGATCATCCTGGAAGACCAGACGACCACAGCCAACATCGCCGACTTCACACGATTTGCCCTCCCACTGATCCGCAAATCCTATCCAAAACTGATTGCAGATAACCTCGTCGGCGTACAACCGATGAGTCAGCCAGCCAGCCTGATCTTCTATATCAGGTATCGTTACGCCCTCACCAAGGGTCAAACAACCGCTGGAACGCAAATCATGCGTCAGAACACCTCACAAGTGTTCTCACGACAAAACGGATGGGCACTCGACCCGTACTACAGCTCGCAAGAAGTACGCGGTGAAGACGCCACCATCACAGGTGGAACAGTCATCTCCGGAACACTAGCTCATCGCCCAGTGCTCGCCGGAACAGTAACCGTCGAAGTCTTCGAAAGCGAAGCAGATGCCAGTCCTAACTGCGACGACGCAGTACCCTGCCTCCGAGTCAGTTTCGACTCAGATGGAGCACCAGACGTCATCCTGATTGGCGACTGCACCTCCCTCACCGATACCCTGGTAGTCGATAGCACCACGACAGGTGCCACCGAATTCAGCCACAGTACCGGCCAAATCCAAGTAACACTCTCCGGTGGTGAATTCCCAGCAGGGGCCATCTCCCGAGTGAACTACGAATACGACCTGGAAGCCAACCCATTCCAGCCAGAAGTTACCTTGAGCATCGACAGCGACTCAGTCGCCGCCATCACCAGAAAGCTCAAGACCTCCTGGAGCCTCGAAGCTGCTCAGGACTTGAAAGCAGTTCACAACATCGACGCCGAATCAACCCTCACCGACCTCATGGCCGATGAAATGGTTGCCGAAATCGATCGTGAAATCATCAACGACCTGATCATCGCAGCCGCAATCCGAGCTGACCATAACTTCGCAACCGCCGCTGGAGCATCCGTCAACTTCACTGACCGAAACATCGCCTTGATGTACAAAGTCCTCGAAGTGGCAAACATCATCCATCGGACGACCTTGCGTGGTCCAGCTAACTGGATGGTCATGAGTGCTGACATTTGCTCGAAGTTCGAGCAATTGAACGACTTCCGAGCGAGCGACGCCTTCACAACCGAAGGCGTTGATATCGGAATCATGAACATCGGCACAATTCAAGGCAAGATGAAGATCTACAAAGATCCTCTCTTCCCGAACTGTAAAATATTGATGGGATTCAAAGGTTCGAGCGTGCTCGACGCTGGTTACTTTTACGCCCCGTACATTCCGCTGCTAAGCACGCCCACAGTGTTGGATCCAAACTCCTTCACGCCCAACAAGGGCATCATGTGCCGATACGGCAAGAAACTCATCGAAGATGGTGGCTTATATTATGCCACCATTAATGTAAGTAATTTGTAAAACCCCCGGCAGATGGGATAATACAATAAAAGCCCGGAATAATTAATTCCGGGCTTTTTTCATGTATTGGCAGCCCAATCTGGGGCCTTTTTGTATGTTCAAATATAGAATATGAAGCTTGAAGAGATAAGTGGTCAAGGAAGCGATGAGGTTGTCACCACTAAAATTGTGACACCTGGGGATTGGCCTGCTAGGACTGGTATGGTTATTCCTGGCTCTGTATTGCCTTGGGCAACTTCAGATAGTAAGATTTGGTCACAATCTAAATATACTAGAGATGTCATGGATGATTCATTGCAGATGATGCAATATTTGGTTTATATTCCAAAACACGATGTTGGTCAAATACAGCAATCCGAAAGCAGAGAATGGGTTGTTAATATACTATGCAGGTATGAGTTGGTTAATATTGTGAATCGTCCTTGGGATATTGGTGATGAACAACCTCTTCCGCGTGATTTAGCGTTGATTGTACGCGCATTTCCTAATACTGGTACTAGTTTGAATTGGGTTGTTAGTCTGGAGCATAACATTGAGGATCAGGTTAGGCAGTTGGTGTCTTGGGATACGGATGATCTTGAGGATTTGTTGATATCTCGGAATGAGGTGTCATACTATTCTGATAATATTGGTGAGAAGGTTCGTCATTCTATTGAGAGTTTTCCGTTTAGCTAAAGAAGCTATGAAAACTTGGGGATGGGCTAGAGAAACTAATGGTGACTGGACTTAGCATGATAATTCTATCGATGTTTGGTGATCATGCTTAAAATTTTTATGCAAAAACTGAGAGGGTATGAAGATAATTATTTAGTAGATGAAACTATCGATGCGGTTTATACATATGTTAGTCCACATGATGAGAAGTGGAGGAATAAGTATGAAAAATATCAGGGGAAGAGTATTCCGAAGGCAAGGTATTCTGATTCGGGAGAGCTTCGATTTTCGATAAGAACTTTGAAGAGATTTTGTCCTTTTATTAATCGTATTTTTATAGTTACAGATGATCAGAGGATTTCTTGGTGTGAGGATGATTCTCAGATTACGATTGTTGATCATTCTGAGATATTAAGTGATGAGTGTATTAGACCGACTTTTAAATCAGCTAGTATTGAAGCTTATTTGCATAAGATCCCGGATTTATCAGAATGCTTTATGTATCTGAATGATGATACATTTATAGGACGTCATATAGAAAGAAGACTGATTGTTGAGAATAAGCAGCCGATTGCATATTTAGAACATAAATGTGAAAAATTTATTAAGGCTCTAAGAGAAGAAATAGATCAAGCTATAGTGATTAATAACACTATGAGGTGTGTTGAAAAGAAGTTTGGAGTAATACTTGAGAAGTTGCCTATACATCAGGTTGTTACGATAAGGAAAAGTTGTTGTGAGTTAGCATGGGAATTTTTTAGAAAAGAATTAGAAAAGAGTGTTAGGACTAGGACTAGGACACCACCAACTAATACAATTCATTTTATCTTATTGACACAGTATATTGGTGTTTTGATGGGGTATCTTAAATTTAAGCCGATGTCAAATATTGAGACAACATTGATAGCAACAGGAGATGAAAACAGAGAGGCGTGGTTAAATGAGATCATACAGGAGAAACCTCATTTTTTCTGCATAAATTCTATAATCACTAAGGATAGTCAGAGGCTCTTTTCTGAATTTGTGGCTAAATTTGATAAAAATCAAATATAAAATAATCTATAATTAATTTAAAAGGATCAAACCATGCCGAGAAAATTTGCTAAAAAAGATGATGATAGGTATCAACGTTATATGGATTTGTGTATGACAGATCCGGATACTGCTGCGATGCAGTATTCAGATGAATTAAAACAAGGGAAAAAGACTATTGATAA